TCAAGCTTTAAAGGATATGGTTAAGTCCAATCCTGATGAGAAAGTAGAGTTATTAGAGTGCATGATGTTTGACGCTAAAACAAAAGAATACTGGATTGTTGTTATACATGATGACTCTGTTATATGGGAAGTAAATCGCGGAGAAACTTCACCCTGGATTGCTTTTAGATGGTCGGTCACTCCGGGTGAAACAAGAGGTAGAGGCCCAGCCTTAGATGCTATTCAGGATGTGAAAACCCTCAACAAAATTCAGGAGTTTGCCTTACAAAAAGCGGCGATTGATCTTTCTGGATTGTGGACTGGTCAAGATGATGGGGTATTTAACCCGTATTCTGTGCAAATTGCTCCGGGCACTGTAATTCCTGTTCGGGTGGTGATTTAAACCTTACTCAGTTTGAAGTGCAGAGAATGCAGGCCAGTATTAAGATGCACATGTATAATGATATACGTGATCCTGTTGGTCCGGTAAGAAGCGCTACTGAAGTAGCTATTACGCAAAGAGAGCTTGCAAGCCGTATTGGTTCTAGTTTTGGGCGTATTCAAAATGAGGCGCTTGTTAAGATATTAAACGCATCTGCTGCTGTGTTAAAGCGGATAGGATTTATACCTGATGTTGTAATTGATGGCTCTGATGTAGCGGTTAAGTTTACATCCCCGCTTTCAAGGGCACAGGATATGCAGGATTTAGAGGTAATGCAGCGATCTGTCGCTATGACTGCTCAATTGGCAGGGCCAGAAGCGGTTGCAGCTAGTTACAAGGTTGATGACTTTGGTTCATTTATAGGGATGAAAACAGGTCTTGATCCTTCTTTAATACGTAGTGACGAAGAAAAACAAGTGTTAATGCAGCAGATGGCACAAATGCAGATGGCACAAATGCAGCAAGGGGCGGAAGATGGCGGAGAAGCAATCCAGTAAATTTGATCAAATAATGGGGCAGGCTGAAATCACGCAAGACCTTTTGGATCAAGCGTATGCAGTTCAGGCAGAAATCTTTAAAAATACATTTTCTTCTGATCAAGGCAAGAAAGCTATGAATATACTTTCTATGAAATTTTATGCACAACCTTGCTTTGACGATAAAAACCCGGACCCTTATTTAGCGGCAAAAAGGGATGGTCAGAGGAGTGTACTACAGTATATATATGATGAGATTGCGAGGGCACAATGACTGAAGAAATAGAAAAGCCGAAAAAAAAGGCAGCAAAAAAGAAGTTAGAGATTATCAATAAGGAAAGGCTAGATTCCTGTGTTGGGTCTAAAGAGATTTCAGAAAAGGTAGTGGATTCAATTTCCAAGCTGTGTAAGGACTATGACTTTGATAAAGTTGAGTTTGTTAGAAATTTCAGAGCGTTTAGACTTTATAGAAAAGGCGCACATTTAGACTGGATAGATTTAAACGAAATTAATTATATGTATGGCCTTGGATTTCCTAAATTTAAAGGAGAGATAAGGAAATATCAAAAACCAATGAAAAGAGCCTATAGGGGGTCAAAATGAACGATCAAGTGATTGATGCAAATTCTGAGCAGGGGCAGGCCGAGATTACAGATACGCCAGCACCAGATTGGTATTATTCAAAGGATGAGGGGTCCGAAATAGCGGGAACCGGGGAAAAGCCTGAGTATCTGTTAAGCAAATACTCTTCAGTAGCAGACCAAGCAAAAGCGTACCCTGAGCTAGCGAGTAAATTTGGCTCTTTTACAGGTGCGCCTGAGCAGTATGATCATGAGTTTTTAGGGGATGATTATGAATTTACAGATGAGTTTACAGAAGTTTCTGATGCATTAAAGGATATGGGTGTAAATCAGGAAGGCTATGAAAAGCTTATTTCCTTACAAAGAGATCGTGAAGAAAACATACATAAGGCTTATGACAATCCAGATGCAGAAGTGGAAGCCTTGGGTAAGGATGGACAAAGACGAATAGACAATGTTGATAGATATTTGCAGGCTAATTTAGATGACGAGACTTATGATAGGGTTGCCCCAGGTGTTAATTCTGCTGCTGTGGTTGAAGCTTTTGAAATTCTCATTCAAGCGACAAAACCCAAAGCGCTACCTTCTGAAGGAGGAGAAAACCCTACGGGAATGACTGAAGACAAGCTTTTAGAAATGCGTAGAGCTAAAACAGAAGGCGGAGATTTTAGGATGTCAGTTGATCCTGATTATCGAAAAATGGTTGAAGGTGAATGGGAGCGCTATTATGGGAATAGAGCGCATACCTCTGTGGTAGGTGAATAATGAAGATTAAAGAAGGTGTAAATCTAGCCGGGATTCAAATTGAGATGAGACCAGTTCTCATTGCAGCCGAAAAATTATGGAAGGACAACGGGCAAGAGCTTGTAATAACCGCAGCGCTTGATGGTACGCATTCTGCCGGGAGTCTCCATTATTATGGTTATGCAGTTGATCTTAGAACAAGATATTTTGAGCAGAGTGTTGTGCATGAAATAGCTGCTAAGTTAAGGGATACTTTAGGTGAAGATTATGATGTTATCGCGCACCAAACGCACATGCACGTAGAGTATGATCCAAAAAGTTGACACTTTGACATAATGTAAGTTACGATAAGTAATCCGATACCCTTAATAGGCCGGATGTATATTATTGGCCCCTACTAATAGGGATACCCATAGCTAATTTTGTATATCTAATCCTATTGGAGGGTTTTTTTATGAGTAAGTTTTTATCTGCTGTTGCGTCGAAGGAATTCGATAGCGACGTAAAACAAGAGTATCAAACTGCTGGTCTCTTAAAAGATTGTGTCACTCGTCGTAATGGCGTTATCGGTGATACGTATAATTTCCGCCGCATGGGCAAAGGCTTGGCAAATCAGAAATCTACTTCTGATCTGGTAACGCCTATGGATGTTGACCATGAGTTGATTCCCTGTGTTCTTACTAACTGGAATGCTCCAGAGTACACAGATATCTTTGATCAAAAAGATGTAAACTTTGATGAGAAAATGGAGCTTGCAAAAACTATTGCACACGCTCTAGGTCGTCGTACTGACCAGCTTATCATTGATTCTCTTGAGGCAGCTACGCCCACTATCCCTGATGCACCTGCTGCTGGCGGATTGACGTTGGCAAAGCTAACTTATGCAGCTTCAGCTCTTACAGATCAAGGTGTACCTACTGCTGATCGCTATATTGCAATTAGTGCTGCCGGGCTGGAAGATATTCTAAACGACACTACAATCACTAATCAGGACTACAACACTGTTCGCCTGTTAATGGCTGGTACAATTGATTCTTTCATGGGCTTTAAGTGGAAGATCATTGAGACTCGTGAAGAAGGTGGCCTTGCTAAAACTGGAGCGGTTCGCAACTGTTGGGCATGGCATAAAGCTGCTGTAGGTCAAGCATTTGGCATTGAAATGACCACACGCGTAGATTGGGTTGCAGAGCGTACAGCCTGGTTATGTAATGGTATGTTGAAAGCTGGTGCTGTCGTGCGAGATGTAGACGGTATCGTTAAACTTCCAATTACTGAATAAGGAGGCTGAAATGGCTTTTGATAGAGATAATTTAATCCGTATTGGCGGTGCAAATAGTGGAGCCAAGGCGTTATGGATGTACGCATCTGAAGATGACGCTTATGCTGCTATTGGTGCTGCTGATTACTTTTTAGAAGCATTAGTTGAGTTAAAGCTTGACGATACGCTTATTGTAACCGATAGCTCTAATGTGCATACCATCACCTATGTTAGTGATCGTGATACCACTTCAGGTTCCGAGACTATTAGCGTAGCTGCTGGTAATACCATTACAGCTTAACAAATTGAGAGGGGGGCCTTTCCATTCTCTGGATGCCCCTACCCTTAGGCCCCCTTCTCAACCTTATTGGGGAGATTCATGGCAACAAAAATAAGCGCTATCTCTAATGCTTTTCTCTTAATAGGGGATAAGACCATAAATTCGCTTGATGAGGATAGTTTTCGCGCTACTGTTGCGGCAAATCTTTACGATTCTATTTATCAAACAGAGCTGGTGTCTCATCCTTGGACTTTTGCAAGAAAAATGCAGAGTCTTGCGCTAACTACAGAAACGCCTGTTACTGATGAATGGAAACTTATCTATCAGCTTCCTTCAGACTTGATTTCTGTATATCGAGTATATCCAAGGTCTGATTATGAGATATATGGGGATAAAATTTATTCCAATACGAACAATTTAACACTTGATTATTTTGCGCGTGTTGACGAGTCTGCATGGCCTCCATATTTTGAAAAGCTTATGCATTTTGCTTTAGCTAAAGACTTTGCTATACCCATTCGAGAAAATGCCTCTCTAGCGCAATACTTAGATGGTCTTTATATTGGTCAAGGTCAGAAATCCAGAGCGGTAGATTCTAAGCAAAGGCCGCAAAGACAAATACAGAACAAGCCTTTTATTGAAGCGAGATATACACAAGGATGAAAGCGCAAATACTGCAAAATAACTTTGCAGCAGGAGTTTTCGAGCCGAGACTTGCTGGAAGGACTGACATTGACCAGTATTACAAAGCTCTTAAAAAAGGGGAGAATGTTGTCACAATTCCTCTTGGTGGCGTAACAAGAAGGGCTGGGCTTGAATATATAGACAAGCTTCCAAATCAATTAGTTGAAATTAATGCTTCTCCAACAATGCCCAATGGCGGTACACCTGGAGATATAAATGATTTTGATTATTCTACCTTTACCAGCACTACGATTGCTCCGGGCACTACTGATCCGTATGTTATAGCAGAGTATGATTTTGGGGCAAATCAAAACGTACTGTACTGGGACATCATAAATATAAGCCTAGATACTGGCTCTACCACAGAGGTCGTAGTTCAAGAGTCGTCAAATGGTTCCACGTGGAACACTATAGGCACTATACCTATCATTGATACAAATATAAGGTCTTACAGAATAGAGGGTACAGACAATAGATATTTTAGGCTTGTAAGAATAGGGGCTACAGATTTAGGCAGCTCTGTATTTACCTTGTCTGGATTTTGGTCTTATTCAGAGGGTGCTGCTGGAAGTTGTAGGATTATAGATTTCGGGGTAAGTGACCAAGATTTATTCCTTGTGGTTCTAACAGACAGGACCATCATAATCTATGAGAATGACGCAATACACACTATCTTGCCATCAAAGTTTGATGAAGCTTCTTTACAGACAATGGATGCTGCTAGGACAGATTATGTGATGTTGATGGTTCAAGAAGATGTTGTTCCTCAAAGGCTGATCTATGACACGTTTGATGATTTGTTTTTAATCGATGATGTGCCTTTTTCTTCTATCCCTGTATTTGATTATAACGATTCGCTTTCACCCACTCCAGTTCAGGCGGTTTATGATTATTCGTTTAGCGGCTTGAATAATGGACAGTTATTTAGATTAAGGCTCGAGGGATTTGAAACGGAAGAGATTGTGTATGAGGGCGCTGGTACAGTTTCAACTGCTGACGGGATAAGACGAGCTTTAGAGGCTTTGCCTATTGTTGGTGCTGGGGGCGTTTCGGTTGATAACACTACGCAAAAAATAACCTTTTCAGATTCTTCTACAGATAATTTTGAGATATTTACAGGATATGTAACAACTGGGGATGCCTCTGATACGGTCACAATATCGGTAGATGTAACGGGTTCTCCTCGAAAAGAAGATGTATGGAGCGAGATTAGGGGCTATCCAAGAACGATTGCTTTTTATCAAAATAGGTTATGGTTTGGTGGCACAAAGTCTAAGCCTCAAAGTCTTTTTGGAAGCAGAACAAATGCCTTTTTTGATTTCAAGGTAGATATTGGCTTGCCAGCAGACCCTATATTTGTTTCATTAAATTCCAAGAGAAGAAACTCTATAACCTCTATAGTATCGAGCAGAAGGCTAGCTATATTCACAGATGGCTCTGAGTTTGTAACTAATGAAGGCGCCATTACACCAGAAGATATTACGATTGATTCACAGACTTCTTATGGCTCAAGTTTCGTTAGGCCGGTAGACGTAGAAGGTAATATAATTTTTATAGATAGGAATTCTTCCACTTTAAGAGGGTTCTTGTTTGATTTTGGTGAAGATGGATTCTCATCACAGAACCTATCACTTCTTTCTTCACATCTTATTAAGTCTCCTGTTGATATGTCTTTTGGAGTAGGCATAGGAGGCGATGACACAATTTACGTATTTATTATTAATGAAGATGGGACCGCTGCTGTTTACAACACTTTAAGAACGCAAGGTATCTCAAACTTTACTGAGATGACTACTGAAGGCGATTTTGTTTCGTGTGAAGGGTTAGCTAATGATATGTATTTCGGTGTCTCAAGAACGCTAGATTCGGTAGATGGAATTTATTTAGAAAAGTGGAATGAAGAACTTTATACAGACTCTTCTGTTCTGCAAACTTTTGGGGCACCTACTGATACAATTACGGGCCTAGACCATCTTAATGGTGTAGAATGTCGGGTAGTTGCTGACGGTTCCATTATGGATAATGCTACACCTGTAGGCGGCGAAATCACTTTGGTTAGGGAGGCTTCTGTGGTTGAGGTGGGGATAAATTATAATTGCACGATTCAGATGATGCCGCTGGCGCCTGTTACTGGTGCTGGCAATGGATTAATGCACAAAAAGAAAATTGCCAGACAACATTTTAATGTGTATGAAACATATCGCGGATGGTCTGTAGATGGGAGGGTAATACCCTCTAAAGACTTCGGAGAAGGGCCAAGTGATACCCCTTTAGGAACACCGCCTGCCCCATTTACTGGATACATTAGGAATATAGAAGGCCAGGAGGGCTGGGAATCTTTGCTAGCTCCTTTGTTAGAGTTTCCTGATCCTTTACCTTTTACTATACTAGCTATTGAATCTGAGGTTGAAGTCTCGTGATTAAAGACAGTGAATTTAATTTATCTTCAATGTATGGCGAAGGCCCTATGGTAGGGGGTGATACCCCTAGCGGCGTTGATAGGGGAGATGCTAATTTTGCGAGTACATGGCAAAAAAATGTAAGCCCTTGGGCTAATTTAGGGGCGGGTCTTTTAGGTGCAATTAGCGAATTAAGAAGCGCTGAAAATGATTACAAGCTTACAAAGATTCAGGGCAAGATGGCAGACTCAGAGCTTAAAATGGCGTTACTGTCAGAAATGACAGCAGCCAGGGAGCGCTCAAAGTTAAGAAGAGAAAAGCTAGACAGATCGTTATCAGAAAGAGCTGTTAAAACGGCTGTATCTGGTCTTGCTCAAGAGGGGTCTGCAATAGCTGGAATTGCTCAAGATTATGAAAGACAGGCTGAAGATGAAAGGGCGGCAAGGCTAAATTTAAAATCAAGATCAAAATCAATGCGATCTCAAGTTGAGGCAAGAAAAGCTACAGCAAAATCTAGGGCTAAGCAAAGTCTATTACAGGCAAAAACTGACTTTTTAACTGATCAGCAAAGCGGATTGCCAGGGCTAATTAGGGGGCTTCCTTTGTAATGGTTTATACACGAGAAGAAATAATACAACCTAGTGGATTGGATCAATCTGCATCCTCATCTATTGAGGGTTTAAAAAATAGGTTAAGAATGAATACGGGCCAAAATATAGCTTTGGCTCAGCAGCAGGCAGCAGCACTTGGTGCAGAGCGCGGGGCTAAAGAGGGAATGGCTTTAGATGAGGAAGGGAGAGCGATTGCGCCTGAATTAAAGGCGGGGATTACTGCATTTCAGCAAGCCTTTAATAATTCTGCCATTGATGGCTATAAGGCAAGTTTACAGGCTGATATTAGAAATGACATAGGCAGAATATATCAAGAGAATTCTGATGATGCTGAAATGTTTAGCAAAAAGATTGATGCCTACCAGCAGGGGATTTCTGATGATGTACATCCTGAAGTAAGGGATGAAGTTTTATTTGCTATAAATAAAGAAAAAAACAATCTAGGACTTAAAGTAGCCGAGAATGATCTTTTAAGAAAACAAAAAGAAGCTATTGATGGGCACAATGAAAATATCACTTCAGCTTTTGAGTTTGCTAAAAGGGCGGCAGAAAATGGTGAAATTAAAGCTTCTAGTGATTATGCAGCAGAAGCATTTTTAGAGATTGATAAAAAACTTGAAAATGGATACATAAACCCAGATGAAGCTGTTCAGGCAAAACTAGATATAGAAAGAAGTCTAATGGAGTCTGTTACAAGAAGAGACTTAAGAAATGTTTATGAGGCAGAAGGAGAGAGTGCTGCATACAGCAAGCTTTATGAATTAGGTGAAAATGTTCCTGAGTGGTCAAATGTT